GCAAGCGGTTGAAAGCCCATGGAACACAGACGGCACAACCGGGGCTGAATTTGTCGTGCAGATCGACGGGTTCGCAAGATCCGGCGCGGCACAAAGTAGCGAGCAAGCCATTGCCACGCTGCAATCCCAAGTCCGGGATGCACTGGAGCGATACAGCCTAACGATTGCCGACGCGACTTGGGTTGATACGGAGCTAGAAAGCATGTCGCTAGGGTGGTCAGACGCGGGTAAGACGCGGCGATTTATTTCAACTTATCGCATTTCGCTGGATGGCACCGCGTAGGCTTTGCAACTTTGCAAGTTTGTGATATGGCTTTGCAAAGTAAACCACGAGCGCCGTGAGGCTGCTCAACATCCCTGAGAAGGACCGACACAATGGCAGCATCAAATGGCCGCGCAGTTCTAATCGAAATCGGGGCATCAAGCCTAGCCGATGAATTGCGCACAAAAAATGTCACGTTCAACGGCGAACTTGTGGACATCACCACTGACGGCGATAGCGGGTGGTCAACTCAGCTTGACGCCACATTCAACAGCCAGAACGTGTCTATCGCCCTAGATGGCGTCCTAAAATCTGACACGCTTACCGCGCTTGCATTCGCTGGCACACAAGAGACCATGACGATCACGATTGGCGCGCTGTTTACGCTGGACGGTGATTTCCAATTCCAGCCCGGCTTTTCCATCGGTGCGCCATATAACGGCGAAACCACATTTTCCGGCACGCTGCAATCAACTGGCGCGATCACGAAAGCCGCTGTTTAATGTCTGAGGTTTTCCGCGAGATTGATCTGGAATGGGACGGCGAAACTTATACCATCGTCCCATCAATGGCGCTTCTTAAACGGATCAAGGCGAAAGGCATCAACGGCCTACAGCTTGCAAACGCTTGCATTCAAGGCGGTGCCGATCCCGTTGATATGGCCGTTGTTCACGCCATTTTCATGAAAGAGGCGGGCGTGATTGTTGCTGAGGATGAAAGTTACGGATTCATCACAAGCGGCACAGACCAAATGATTGATTTTCAAATGGCGTTTGTTGCTGCGGTTCTACCGTCGATTGATCTTGGAAAAAAGCCCGTCGCCCGCTCGCCAAAGCCGAGGAAAGCGAAGGCGAAGAGGGCCAGGGCGACATAGATTTTAATGGTCTCTATTTGGCTGTTCGGTCTTGGGGTGTCGCGCCCTCCGAGTTCTGGGGGATGACCGTGGCGGAGATATTAACCGAGGTTATGTCGATGGATAGCGGCGAGACATTTGCGGGCGGCATGACTTCCGGGGATATTGAAAGCATCAAGGCCGAAAGCGCAGCGTTACGCGCACAGGTTGAAAGCAAAAAAGGCTGATCGAATGGCACTGCCCCCCATTAACGTAATTATCGGCGCTGATACATCCGCCCTTGATAACGGACTATCTAAAGCTAAAAAGGGCCTAAAGGGGCTGGCCATCGCCGGGGCCGCTGCGGGGGCTGCTGTGGCGGCTGGTTTGGCGGCTATGACCAAAGCAGGGCTTGCGAATGTTGACATGCAGGCGAAACTCGCGCGCTCCATGGATGGCACTGTAAACGGATTGCGCGCGCTGCAAATTGCGGCGGGTGATGTTGGCGTATCCAAAGAAGAAGCCGCCACGGCAATGCAGAAAATGAACCGTGAGTTGGTTCGTGCTAAAGAGGTCGGTTCACCAGCTTATGAAGCACTGCAAAAACTTGGCCTAGCTTCTAAAGATTTTGCGAGCCTAGATATTGATGAACGCGCCGCATTGATGGCGGATCGCATCAAGCAATTGGGCCTAAACTCTGGCGAAACGTCTGATATTCTGCGAGATTTAGGCGTGCGTTCGCGGCTTATGGCCTTGCTATTTCTTGAGGGTGGCGATGCTATCCGAAAGGCGACGGGCGAAGTCACCGCGTTTGGCTTGGCCCTATCGGATAGCCAAGTTGCCGGGATTGAGGCGGCGAATGATGCCGTGTCTCGAATGTCGTTTGTATTTGAGGGGCTGCAAAACCGATTGGCCGCCGAGGTCGCCCCGGCATTGCTGGCAGTCTCGAAGCAATTCCAAGCCCTATCGAAATCAGACGCGGTTCAGGATGCGATTGAACGACTTGCAACTGCGTTCGGATCGCTTGCCGCAATCGTTCTATCTGAGGACTTTATAGGCACGGCTATCGGTGGATTGGAAACACTTGCTGGCGTTGCCGCGAGCGCAGCCAACGGAATGCTTTTCTTGGCTGAGAATACGGGCATAGTTTTTGCCGCTTTGGGTGTCTTTGCGGGCGGTGCTATCGCATTGGGCGGCCCGCTAATGGTCATGGCTGGCCTGTTGACGGTCGGGCTTGCCGGGTTGGCACTGTGGAAGGGCGAGGCTGATGATGCGGCCAAGGGATCTGATGCGGCCACGCTTGCGCAGGATGAGTTGAACCGGGCGCTGGCCTACTTTTCAGAAACATCCGCGCCATCGGCTGGCAAGGCTGCGATAAAAGCGGCAACCGATAATTACAATTTAGCAGACAGCGCGTTTGCGGCGGCAGAGGCCACGCTGGCCTTGTCTCAATCTCGACTTGACGCTGATAAAAATTCTTCAGGCCGCAACGCAAACCCGCGTGACCGTGGGCGGCTGGAGCTTGCCGTTGATATAGATCAAAGACAGATGGACAAGGCCCGCGCTGCACTGGCAGAAGCACAGGCGCGGCGCGTTTCGACTGCGACGGCTGTTACCGGGTCGGATTTTGGTGGCGGGATGTTACCGGAGCCGGATGGCGAAACCGACAGCCCAATTATTCCCGGCCTGCCGGGCGCTGAAAAGGTGTCGAGCGATCTCGCCGCCCGCCTTGAGGCATTGACTGAGGGGCTAATGACTGAGCAGGAAACCGTTGCCGAATGGTATGGTGAGGGCCAGCAAACGCTTGCAGACGCGCTTGCTAATAAGCTGATAACCGAGGAAGAATATCGCGACAAATTACAGACCCTTGAGGGCGAGCATCAAGACCGCCTCACTAGCATAACCAAAATGGGAGAGGCCGCGCGAATTAGCTCTGTAATCGGGGCCGGGCAAACCGTGTTGAACGCAGTCGGACAAACAAACGAGAAGGCCCTAAAGGCGGCAAAGGTTTTCGGGGCAGCGCGCGCGCTGGTTGACGCATGGGGTGCATATGCCAAGGTTCTTAACTCAGAGGAAGCGATGCCGTGGTGGGCTAGGTTGGCGGCGGGGGCAAAAGTATTGGCTGCGGGTATCGGTGCCGTGAGTGCCATTAATGGCGTGAGCGCAGGCGGGGGTGGGGCGACGGCTTCGGCGGGCGCTGGTGGTGGAGGTGGCGGCGCAACGCAAGAGGCAGCCGCCCCGGTATCGCGCAACGTGGCGATATCCCTAAGCGGTGGCGATATGTTTGGGCGGGATCAGGTTATCGGCCTGATTAACTCCATAAACGAAGCCGTCGAGGATGGCGCGATTGTGAGGCTGGTATGAGTGTAATTTTTGAAAGCGGCTTAAACGCGGCTCCGGTCAATTGGGTTGAGTTAACTGACGCTGATATCACATCCGCGACCTTTCAAAATACAGGCTATGCGCCTTTCTTTTTGCAGGCAACGGCGGGCGCAAAGCCGACCAGCCTATTGGGATCTATTGAGTATCCCGGCGCGGCCAAGGAAACGAATGTCGATGTTGCAGCACTGTTTCCCGGTGTCGCTAGTGCGGATCGTTTGTGGGCATATTCGGCTAAAGAAACAACGGTGATGATATCGCACGAACCGTCAACAAATAAAACGGTAACGCTGACCCCATCCGAGGACTTCACTCACGCGCGGATTGCGCATAGCATCAACTGGTTATCAGGCGGCACGGCAACGGCATCCAGCACGGCGTCGGCATTCTTTGCTGACGCCCCGCTCAATAGCTTGACGTATGAACGATGGGAGCCGAACGCGCTGGCAGCGACTTGGGAATATGACCACGGCAGCACGGCAGAATGTGATTATTGCTGCATCGCGGCGCACACTATGGGCACGAATGGCAACTCTTTGCAGGTGCAATATTGGGACGGGTCAGCGTGGGCTGATCTATCCAGCGTCGAGGCAATCCCAGACGATAGCCCGATCATGGTGATTTTTGAGGCACAGACGCGGCAACGGTGGCGCGTATCAATCACGGGCGGCACAGCCCCAGAAATCGGCGTGATTAAATTCGGCAAGGCTTTACAAATGCAGCGCGCAATCTACGGCGGGCACGCGCCGATTGACCTTGCCCGGCAAACCGTTTTGCGCAGTAATTTCTCCGAGACTGGCGAGTTCTTGGGGCGATCTAAACAGCGGGGATACCTTGCCACCTCATTTGCGTGGAGCAATTTAACTGCGGGATGGATACGGACCAACTGGCCAGACATGCAGCGCGCGGTTGAGAGTGAACCGTTTTTCATTGCATGGCGTCCGGCAACTTATGGCGCGGTTGGATATTGTCAAACTGATGAGGTGCCTATACCGTCCAATTCTGGTCAGTCTGACTTTATGTCTGTGCGCCTATCAGTAAGGGGCCGGGGCTATGACTGAGACAACGCCGGGCCGCGAACCGATCCAAATAGTTGAGATACAGCAACCCATTTGCACCAATGTTTTCGGATCGTCGCCCTGCACTGCGTCGGGCGCAAATGACGTGAAGTGCTATAACACGCGCGCGACCTGCCAAGACACTGCAAACTATGCGCTGGGCACGCCGCTAAGTTTGTTTTTTTCGTCGGGAACCGTGGCTGAGGCGCGCGTGAGTGGTGCCAATTATATCATCCCATCTCTTGTTGGCGTATCGACAAGCCCGACGCGGATCAATCTGGCATCGGCTAACAGTGACGCGCAGGGACTTGGCAACCGTGCGCTCTGCACCATTCGCCTAAAGGACCACCAGCACAGTGACAGGCTAGTTGATCCCTATCTTGACGGGCGGTCATGGGAACCGTTGACCGCAGATCGCGGCTCTTTCTGGTCGCGCTGGATGGTGCGTAATAAATACCGCCAAAATATTATCATCAAAGTTTACGAAGGTTATTCTGGGCAGGCGCTGGGCGATATGGTTGTCCGAACCTACTTTTTGGACAGCGTGCAGGGGCCAGGCGATGGCGGCAACATCACGATCAAGGGCAAGGACGTTTTGGCCCGGATTGAGGAGCGCAAAGCACAAGCACCCGTTGCCTCGCCGGGGGAATTGTTCGCTGATATTGACGACGCGGTAACATCTA